TAGACAGCTACACGAAACAGACTCAAAAGTAGGACAATCAGACGCTCCACAAGCCCTACAGGATGAATGGTTAGCATTTAGACAAAGATTGCGTGATCTTCCAGCAACAATGGAAGGTAGAGGTTACGAACCTTGGCAAGCTATGATGATGTTTCCTTCATATCCAAAAGATATGAGAGATCCTGCTACGTCATCTGATCCAGAAGATCCGTACAGAGACGGTGCTTTTGCTATTGATGTTGAAGTACATGCTCTAAGACAGTCTGGCAAAAAAGGCTAATCACTTTTACCACAAATCATACTAGAGACTCAATAAATATTTCAGTATAAGAAATATTGGAGTTAAACTTGTCTCGAAAAAAAGCATACTTTATGAACGGCGGCGCTGGCCGTGTAATAGCGTCTATTCCTGCCTTTGAGAAACTCTACGAAAAGGACAAAGATTTTATAATTGTGTGTGAAGGTGGTATGGACTTTTACAAAGGACATCCTCAGTTACACGAACTTGCCTATGATCATTGGCATAAAAATCTTTTTAGGGATTATATTAAAGATAGAGATTGTATTACACCAGAACCTTATAGGGTTTGGGAATACTATAACCAAAAATGTAGTCTAGCACAGGCATTTGATATTGCTATTAATAACGAAGGATTACGTGATATAGGTGATCCAAAGATTTATATGAACAAACACGAGCTTGTTGGTGGATATAAAGTTGTTGAGGAAATTAAGGCAGTCACAGGTAAAGACAAAGTTTTAGTATTTCAACCATTTGGTCGCACAGCAGAAAACATGGGAGACTTTGTAATCGATGGTACATCAAGAAGTTTTCATCTTAATGATGTAATACGTATTTGTAAAGATCTCAGAGAAGACTATGCTATAATCATAATGAGCGAGTTTCCAGTAGTAATTGAAGAAAATTCAAAATTTCCAGTAGCTGTACCACAGATTCCAGATGTTAGAGTTTGGTCAAGTGTAATAGAAATAGCAGATCATTTCTTAGGTTGTGATAGTTTAGGCCAACACATGGCAAAGGCATTAGGAACTACATGTACAAGCGTAATAGGTAGCACATATCCTATTAATATTTCTTATCCAGATTCAGAAGACTTTGATATTATTGATTTAGGAGAAGGTAAACGCAAGTTTAGTCCTATAAGATTGTCAATGGAAGATGAAATAGAAAGATTTAACGATGAAGTTATGGAGTTAGACGATGAAAGTTTTAAAGCGATTGTATCAAGCGTTCGTAAAAGGCTTGGTAAGCCTAGGAGTTATACGGGAACGTACAAACCCCAACAAGAACAAGGCGAAGTCTGCCCGACGCATGGGGTTGTCCACAAAAATGATGCAGGAGTAACTCACGCAAATAAACCACAAGCACAAATTTTAGGAAGGTCAGGACAATGACACAATGGATTGGAGCAATCACAAGAGGTCATAATGGCGGAGCTGTCTTATTAAAAGATGGTGAAATTGTTTTTGCTATAGAAGAAGAAAGATTATCAAGAAAAAAGTATGACGGCGGACCATATGCCGCGATGATTAAGTTTAAGGAATTTACTGACAAGTTAGATTATCTTGTTGTAGCACATACTCAACCATTAGAAGAGTCAAGTAGAGTTGACTTTAGTGGCGGAGATGTATACACAGGACTGGCTAGAAAGTTAGGACTGATTGACGGAAAAGATTCTGCTTACAGTCGTGAAGGAAAACATAGGCAAGTAATAGACTTGAGTCATATTCATCACAAATTACATGCGGCGTGTGCGTTTTATAGATCAGGTTTTGAAAGTGCTACAGCAGTAATTGTTGACGGTGCTGGAACTTTTATTCCTATGAACATAAACGCTGGTATGTTTAATGAAGAATTTATGACTTGGGAATGTGAAAGTATCTTTACATGTAATTACCCAGACGATTTTAAAACTCTTTACAAGCATCAAGGCGGAAACGGACCATATCCGGGCACACATGTACAGCAAATTCAAAGTGAGCGAGAAGGAGAAGAAGGATTCCATGAATTAGTTTTAGATGATTCAGCAGGTATTACTAAAGCATATGAAGCAGTGACACAGTATTGCGGCTTCCAACCAATTGAAGCAGGTAAAACTATGGGTCTTGCTCCTTACGGAAAGAAAAATCCTAAGGTACCATCTATCTATACCGATGGTAATGGTGGCAAATGGCGTACTTCAGATAGAAGTGTAATTATTCCTACCTATCCAAATGCGGCTTTGGTAAATGATGGTAAGTATGATTACCTACATACCTCACAAGATCTATTGAATAGTAACGTAGATTTAACAACTCTTGAAAATAGAAGAGATATGGCTTATGCTGTACAGGCCGAATCACAAGAAGAAGTGCTTAAACTTATCTTTAAGGCAGTTGAAATGACTGGAAACAAGAATGTTGTTCTAAGTGGTGGTTATGCTTTGAACTGTGTTGCCAACTATTGGTATCTAGATAAACTCAACAAAGAAGAAATCAGCCTATATGTAGAACCAGTATCAAGTGACGCTGGTACAGCATTAGGTGCCGCGTTGCTTACATACCATTCGTTAACCAAAGATAAGACAGTAAGGAACTATGCTGAAACAATTTATGAAGGGTTTGAATACCATCATTCATTAAATGACATAGATGTTACTGCTGAAAAATACGGAGCAAGTGTTGTAGATGCTGATAATGAAAAGGTTGTAGGTATAATCAGAGACAGAAACATTGTTGCTATGTGGCAAGGTAAGTCAGAAAATGGTCCAAGAGCCCTTGGAAACAGAAGTTTGTTGTTTGACCCAACAATAGAGGACGGCAAAGACCATGTGAACAGGGTAAAAAGACGTGAATACTTTAGACCTTTTGCTGGTACTATTTTATTAGAACACGCAAATGACTGGTTTGATATGAAAGGTTTAGAGCAATCTCCGCATATGATGTATGCGATGGATTGTAAAGAAGGTATAGCAGAAAAAATACCATCTATTATACATGTTGACGGAACTTGTAGGATACAAACTGTTACCAAAAAACAAAATAAACACTATTACGAACTAATTGAAGAGTTCTTTAAACAATCGGGAGTGCCGATCATCTTTAACACAAGTTTTAATTTAGGAGGTGAACCATTAGTTGAAACACTTGATGATGCGGTACGAACGTTGTACAATAGTGAAATCGAATATCTATACTTACCAGAATACAATAAGTTAATAGAATTGAAAAATTAATGTTTCATGAGATCTATCCTATACCAGTTTATAATACAAAACTTGATAATCATTTACAAGTTCAAAAAGATTTTGAAGAAGTTGTAAAAGAAGACTCAAATTTTAAACAAAATTCAGGTTGGCATTGTAACGTTGACACTACATTTGGACTGGTAGACGCTAACAGTCTACCGTTTCAAAACTTTATCAAAGGTGCTATACGTGGCTTAAACGAATATCTAAGACATTTAGGAGTAGATCATCCGATTTCTTATGGAGTTGAATGTTGGTTGAATAGGTATAATAAAAATCAACATCAAGAATTACATAATCATGCGGGAGCTTGTGTAGTAAGCTGTGCTTACATGATGAATTTACCTCCTGATAGCGGAAAATTTGTATTTTATAGAAACACCTATGATTTTTTTCATAACAGTAAGTTACCTTTACTAACATCTAATCATTTTATCTATAACAATAGAATTACTCCTCCGTTAGAAGAAGGTGACATTGTATTTTTTCCAAGTGTTCTTGAACATTATGTAACAGTAAATGAATCAGATCACACTAGAGCTACTATCAGTGCTAATTTTACGATAAATGAGAGAATAGATGAAGAAAAATCAGATAAATGAAGATGAAATTTTCTTAATCAATGAAAATTATACCGTAAGGGTAGAAACATTTGGTAGTAACAAAGATAAAATTGTTGTTGTAGATGACTTTTACGCAAATCCACATCAGGTTAGACAGTTAGCATTAGATATTCCCGCATCAAAAAACCAAAGGATTAGAGGTGGAAATCCTGCTTGGAGAGTAAATGCTTTTTACGTCCTAGATGATATGTCCTGGATTTTTGATCAACTTTGTAGACAGCATTATCCTGAAGTTATGGAGCAATGGCCACAAGGAGCAATGATAGATAGTTTCAAAAGAGCAACTTTTATGGTAAATGTAATGCAATCAGAAAATTTGCCGCCAGTTAAACCACACATGGACAATCCAAGTGGTTTACATTTTGCTAGTACCATATATCTTAACAACGAAAATGAAAGTAATGGTGGAACATCCTTTTATGAGTATACAGGAACCAATGTGAATGAACCAGTAACAAAATATATCACTGATTCTACTAACGATTGGAAAATGACAGGTATGGTACCCATGAAATTTAATAGAATGGTGTTGTATCTACAAAATGTATGGCATTCAGCATACGTGAAACCTGGTATGTTTACTGATGATGTGTATAGATTGAATCAGCAGTTCTTTATTTAGGAGGTAAAATGGAAGGTGATTTTAACGGCATTGAAGAATACAGAAATGTGTTTCCGATTGATTGGTGTAAGCAAGTCATTAAACGATTCGAAGAAATGTCTGCGAGCCAATTTACAAACTTAGAAAGTAGTATGAAAAATCAAGATGAACGCATTATGATGGACTGGGCAAACCATAATTCACGTTATCATGCAGATGACGATCTATGCCAATTCTTTTATTCTAACCTTAATAAAATTTATACAGAGAAATATAGAAGCAAATATGAAAGCCTAGGAGCAGTTATGCAACACTCTCCTAAAGGAATGAGTGTACAAAAGACTCTTCCACACCAAGGCTATCATGCCTGGCATTCAGAAAATGCAGATCTTAGTTCGGCATCTCGTATACTTGCTTATACAGTTTACTTGAATGGTGTAGAAGAAGGCGGCGAAACAGAATTCCTTTATCAAGGAGTAAAAATAAAACCAGAACCAGGGAAGTTGTCAATCTTTCCTACATCGTTTACTCATCCACATAGGGGAAATCCTATCTATAAAGGTGTTAAGTACATTGTAACTGGTTGGTATACATTTGATGAATAGGAAATAAAATGAAAATTTGTGTAGTAGGTGGCGGAACAGCTGGTTTTGTTGCCGCACTCATCTTAAAAAAGAGCTATCCTGACTTTGCGGTTGATATCATACGCAGTTCTAAGATCGGAACCATTGGCGTAGGTGAAGGCAGTACTGAACATTGGTCAGCTTTTATGGATTTTATGGGTATCCAAGCTGGAGATTTAATTAAAAATACTGATGCCACATTCAAATCTGGTATCATGTTCCAAAATTGGAATAAAACAGATTTTCTACAAAGTGTTCACGACCCTTTTGTAAGTGAACACCTTGGTTTACCCATGATGTACGCAAAACTAATCAAAGACAAACCGCATCCTAAACAATTAGTAGGTGAATACACATGGAACAGTCATTTACCCTTCAATAAGTTTATGGAAGAAAATATTAATGAGACAGGGGTAAGTCAATATCATTTCAATACTCATAAATTAAATGATTTTCTAACAGCCAAAGCCCAAGAACTTGGTTGTAATATAATGGATGACGAAATAGAACAAGTCGTCTTAAATGATTTAGGTGCTGTTAGAAAGTTACAGAGCAAAACAAGCACATACGAATATGATTTTTATGTAGATTGTACAGGATTTTCAAGATTATTAATTGGAAAGCTGGGAGCTAAGTGGCAAAGCTATAGCAAGTATCTTAAAATGAAAGAAGCAATAGTGTTTCCAACGCCCGAAGAAGAAGAATTACCACTTTGGACTGTTGCCAGGGCAATGGACAGTGGCTGGATGTTCAGAATTCCTGTTTGGGGTAGAAAAGGCAATGGATATATTTTTGATAGCGATTTTATTACTCCTGAACAAGCACACAAAGAAGCAGAAACTTTTCTTGGGCATGGAGTTGAGGTGGCAAAACATTTAAAATTTGATCCAGGGGCTCTTGATAAGCCGTGGATTAAAAATGTTTGTGCTGTGGGACTGAGTGCTAGTTTCGTTGAACCATTAGAAGCAAGTTCGATCGGAACAAGCATCAATCAAAGTTTTCTTTTAGCATCAAGAATTTTAAATTATAATCCTCAATCTATAGATAGATACAATAAAGAAGTTGATGCTATAATGAATAACATAAGAGATTTCATTGTTTTACATTAT